TAATTTAAAACATATTGTTTCTACTAGTAAATATGTAGGAGTTAGTTGGAGAAAAGATAGAAAGAAATGGGCAGCTGAAATTCTAATTAATAGTAAAAGAATTAAATTAGGTCATTATGAAAAAGAAATAGATGCTCATTTTGCTTATCAAAATAGACTAAAACAACATCTAAACAATGACAAATGATTTTGAACTGTTAAAACAGGAAGTACAACGTGGTTTAGATGGTAAGAACAGTGGTATTCCTATGGGATTCAACAGATTGAATAAATACGTTGGTATTAGAAAACGTATTTACACTCTGTTATTTGGAGCCACTGGTAGTGGTAAATCAGCTTTTTGTCATAGTGCGTACATTCTCAATCCTTTTGATTGGTGGTATGCAAACAAGAACAATACAAATGTCAAGCTGAAGTTTATATTGTTCTCAATGGAGAGAAGTAAGGTTTATACACTAGCCAAATGGACCAGCAGGAAGATATTTCTTGATGAAGGAATAAACATTCCTATTGCCAAGTTGCTTGGTTGGTGGGAAACAAAGCTCACAAAGGATGAGCATGATTTGTTTTTGATGTATCAAAACTATATAAATGAGCTGTGTGAGGTGTGTGACATCATTGAAGGTGCACAAAACCCAACAGGCATTTATAAATATGTCAAGAAGTATGCAGAGAAGAATGGTGTGATACAAGAGGTGAGTGAATTTGAGAAGGTGTATGTTCCTAATGTGGAGAATGAAATTGTGATTCCCATCATAGATCATTTTGGCTTAATCAAGCCAGAAAGAGGTATGAGTAAGAAGGAAGCCATTGACAAAGCAAGTGAGTATTTTCAATGGATGAGAGACTTTCTAGGATATACACCAATTGGCGTTAGCCAGATAAACAGAGACTTAAGCAATCCCATCTATCAAAAGATGGATGCTTTTGAGCCTAACCTAGATCAGATAAAAGAGAGTGGTAGACCAGCAGAAGATAGTGATGTAGTTATATCGCTCTTTCAACCATCTAGGTATAAAACAAGTGATCCTTCAGGTTATAAAATAGATAAGTTTATATCACCTGAAGGTGCAGATTGTTTTAGAAACATTAAAGTGCTGAAAAACACCTATGGTGAAGCAGATTTGAGAATAGGTATGGGCTTTCATGGCTCTACAGGTATTTTCAAAGAGCTTCCCAAAGTGAAGAATATGGAGAATTTTTCTTATGACTCATTATTTACAGGTCAATATTTCGTAGAATGAAACAAACACATTATAAGTTATCTAGTTTTAGTCCTAACGGAGGAACCTTTTGGCAATTTGCTCTCATACCTAACATTATTCTGTATAAGAATAAAATAGAAAGGGTGTCTGCATACACTATAGAATGGCTATTTTGGTCATTCTCCATCATCAAAAAAGATAATACACATGGACAAGAGATTGTATTTGAAGTATAAGCAAATAAATCCTGCATTGATAGCTTACGAGTATTACAAAGAGCATTTTCATAAAACTAGTGGAAGAATGGCTACACAGCAAGAGTTTCAACAAGTGTTTCCATTCTATCCCGGTGCACAAGTATCTGTTATGCAGAAAGCTGTACAGTATTATGACAATAAGTTTGGAGTGACATATCTTATTGACAAGAACAATACAGTGATACAAGCTTATTAACATGAAAAGGCTGTCATTGAGAGACCAACGTCAACAGGAATTTGCTGATGATTGGCTAAAGGTGAAACATGGTATTCTCTATTTGTGTCCAAGGTTTGGTAAAATCTTCACTACCATCAACATTCTTCAGAAGCTAAAGCCAAAGAAACTGTTGATAGCCTATCCAGATAATAAAATCAAGGATAGTTGGGAAACAGATTTCAAGACAAAGAAGTATAACAGCAAGAATGTCACATACACCACTCATCTATCTCTTCATAAATACAAAGAGGAGAAATATGACATGGTGGTGATTGATGAGATACATTTGCTGTCTGAGGCTCAAATAGAGGCTGCTAGGGAGCTTCTGGAGATGAATAGTGTAGTGTTAGGGCTCACAGGTACAATGACCAATTACACAAGGAGTACGCTTGCTACAGAGCTTGGACTCAAGGTGGTGGCAGAATATCCTATGGAACAAGCTGTAAGAGAGGGTGTCATTGTTGACTACACTATTACAGTGAAGATTGTTCCTCTGGATAACAGTAAGGTGGTTGATTTCAATGGAAAAAAGAGAACGGAGAAAAAGCAATATGATGCCATAACATGGGGAATCAATCAAGCAGAGATGAAAGGTCAACAGACAATGTTCTTGAGACTGAAGAGAATGAGATTGATTCAGAAGAGTATTGCTAAAATAAACGCCACTAAGCAGATCTTACAGAAATACAAGGATGAAAGAGTGCTTGTGTTCTGTGGAATTACAGAAGTGGCTGATGGTCTAGGTATTCCTTCCTATCACAGCAAATCCACTGAAAAACAAATGTTTGAAGACTTTGCTAATGGAGAGGGAAAACACATGGCTGTGGTTAAGATTGGGAACACAGGGGTGACATACAAGCCTCTTAACAAGGTGGTGATTAACTATTTTGATAGTAATGCAGAGAATCTTGCTCAAAAGATCAATAGATGCATGGCTATGGAGTATGACACACCGGATAAGAAGGCTGAAATAATCATCATCTCTAGTAATGAGGAAGCAGAGCGTAACTGGTTAAAAAGAGCTCTGGAATTTTTTGACAAATCAAAAATCGTGTATGAAAAATGAGAAGATTTTCGTATCTTCGGAGTAAACTTAGAAAGTATGGCTAGTAAATTAATTGGAATCGTAGGAGCCACAGGAACAGGGAAATCTACATCTATTAAATCTCTTGATCCTAAAGAAACGTACATCATCAATGTTGCCAAGAAGGAGCTTCCTTTCAAGGGATCAGAGAAGATGTATAACGCTGAAAACAAGAATTACAAGGAAGTAGATGACATCAATGAAATCACACGTTTGCTGTTAACACTCTCTGAAAAAGCACCTCAAGTGAAGAACATTGTCATTGAAGACAGTAATTACATGATGAGCTTTAGAATGGCTGATAAAGCCACAGAGATTGGGTTTACAAAGTTCACTGTTCTGATGAAGGATATGGTGGATTTGTTCAAGATGGCAAGGAAACTGAGAGATGACATTAAAGTGTTTTATTTCACACATCCTGAAACCATTGAAGATGGTGGAGAGATAGTGGGATATAAGATGAAGACATCTGGGAAAGCATTGGATAATCAAATTACATTGGAAGGACTTTTCACTGTCTGTCTCTATACACATGTAGATGAGAATAAAGATGGATCTGCTAATTACAATTTTGTAACTAACAGATGGAAGAAATATCCTGCAAAGAGTCCAAGTGGAATGTTCAGTGAAATAAAGGTTCCAAATGATTTATCTCTTGTAGTTAAAACCGTAGATGAGTATTATTCTTAATTTAAAACAAAAACTAGAAAACAATGGCTATTGAAGGAAGTGTTAAGAAAGGACAAGAAGAACAGGTATTCTCAAAGAAGATTGGTCTGTTTGAAGCAAAGGTGATAGCTGTAAATCCTACAGCTGAGGAGTATGCAGATGTTTTGGGTATTGAACTCAAAGAAGGTAGCAAGGCTACAGAATATCTTGGTACATCCAATGATGGAAACACCACTCTCAGGCTTGATTTTTGGCTCAAAGAAGTGAAGAGTGGAGAAAAGTTCAAAGTGAATTTCTTTCTTGAGCACAAAGAGAAAACTAACAAAGACCAAACCAAGAAGCAATACATCAATAACATAGGTATTACATCTTGGGCTGATGATGAGAACAATCTTCCTGATTGGTTCAAAGGAAGGGATTATCGTGTAGCTAAAGTGGGTGAGGAAGAGATGTATGGTTTCCTGCGTACATGGCTTGGTAATCTCAACTATCGTTCAGAAGGTGTAGTTTTGGATATTGACTGGAAACCTTTGATGAAAGGTAATGTGCGAGAAATTAAGTCGCAAATTGATGGAGAATATGCGACAAGCATTGTTGCTCTTGCCACCATCAAAACTGTTGAGAAAGATGGTGAGGTGAAGGAATATCAGAATGTTTACAACAAAGGATTTCTTCCTGCATATACGCTGAAGAATTTCAGACTTGTAGACTATTCCAAGCCTGAAGTGCTCAATGGATTGAGATTGAAGAAGAGCAAAGAACTCAAGCCTCATGAGAGGTTTGTCATCACTGTCACAGGTGAATATGGATGCCGTGATTTCTATTCTCTGAAGGATCTGCGTGACTATAACTCTGATGAAAACTTAGTGGCTTCGGATAGCGTCATTACCAGTGATGGTAGTGATTATTGACCCTTCTCTGTCAAATGAAAATGTCCCTGCCACATCATTGTGGTGGGGACTTTTCTTTACATTTGTATTGTATGATTAAAGGAGATTTGATAGTTAGGTTGACAAAGCAATCTATTCTTGACAGGATTAGTGAATATGACATATTCATGTATTATATGCCTACAAGAGATTGGAAAATCAATCAAGTGACATATTCTCCATTCAGAAATGAATCTCATCCATCTTTTCTTATTGGGAACAGATATGGATATATTTCATTCATTGACTTTGCAGACTCTTCTAAAAGAGGTGATTGTTTCAAGTTTGTCAGTTTGTATTTTAATATTCCATGTCTGGATGATGTTCTGAAGAAGATAGATGTGGACTTTGGATTAGGTATATCCGGTGGAGAGGTGAAGGATTATAAGAAAATCATCACTTCTTACAAACAACCTGAACAATCAAAGAGATATTCATTAATACAAGTGGTGACAAGAAAGTTCACTAACGCAGAGATTCAATATTGGAATTCCTATCATCTTTCTATTGATGATTTGAGAAAGGACAATGTATATGCAATCAAAAAAGTGTTTTTGAATAGACAAGCTTTTCCTATTCCTGAAAAGGAAATGGTATTTGGCTATCTATATGACAGCAATTGGAAGATATATAGACCATTTGCTGATAGGAAAACTAAATGGTTGCCTAACAATGTTCCTATTACAACAATGGATGGAAGAAATGACATAGTGGTGGAAGACAGAGTGATAGACACTGCACTTGTCACAAAGTCAAAGAAAGACTACATGGTGTTGAAGAAAGTATTTCCTTATGTATGTGCTGTTCAGAATGAAGGACTTGGATGTTTTTCAGAAGAGAATGTAGCACATCTGAAGAAGCATTCTAAAATACAGGTGTTAGGATTTGACAGTGATGTTGCTGGTGTTACAAATAGTCAACAAATCACAAAGCTATTCCAATTTGATTATATCAATGTTCCAAGAAAATATTTGGAAGAAGGTATTAAAGATTGGAGTGATTGGGCTAAACACTACTCACTTGATATGGTGGGAGATTATTTATGGGAAAAAGGACTTTTATTTTAAACATCTAAATTTTAAACAATGAGCTATTTAGTAAAAAAAGAAACATTGACAGCTATTCCTGTTCCTCAACAGACACGCACATATAAGCCTGTAAGTCATGGAGAAATCATTGACTTGATGCATGAGTGTATTGACAAAGCAGGATTTCAAATAGATGGTGAGACATACAATGCTATTGACAATGGTCTTGTTGCCAATGGTAAATATACAATTTCCAATGTAGCTGATAGTGAGATGAAGCTTCAGATTGGTTGGCAAAACAGCTATAACAAAACCAAAACATTGAAGTTTGCTATTGGTGCACATGTTATTGTTTGTGAAAATGGTATGGTGCATGGTGATATGGGAAATTTCAAAAAGAAACATATTGGTGATATTCAGGAATTTACACCCACCAATGTAGCTGAGTATATTGGTGCTTCTGGAGATGTATTCTCTATAATGATTAGTGAGAAGCAAAGAATGAAGAACATTGAGATTTCTGCTAAGACAAGAGCTGAACTCATTGGAAGGATGTTTATTGAGGAAAAGATTATTCATAGCACTCAACTGAACATCATCTCAAGAGAAATCGAAGCTCCTTCACACAATTACAATGCTCCTGACAGCATGTGGGAATTGTACAATTACACCACTTTCTCTATGAAGAACCTTCATCCAAGCTTGTGGATGGATAATCATATGGAAGCTCACAAGTGGTTTGTAAATGAGTGTGGTGTATTAGAGCCCACAAAAACCATGATAACAGTGGATCAACCATTGATGCTTGAAGATGGTGCTTCTCGTTTTACACAGCTTAACATGTTCTAATTATGAATTGGGAAGGGTTTAAACATCAGTTCCATGAGAGCTGGCATCATAAGATTAAACCTTTCATAGAATCAGAAGAGTGTGACAAGATATATGAGCACTTAAAGAAAAGGAGCAAGAAGGGGCATTTGATTGCCCCTTCTTCTTCTAATACCTTTAGGTGTTTTCTTGAAACTCCTTTGGATGAAATGAAAGTGGTATTAATGGGAATGGCTCCCTATCACACCATGATAAAGACAATGAATGGAAACATCACTGTTGCAGATGGTCTTCTTATGGGGTGTTCAAATACAGGGAGATTACAGCCTTCATTGGAAAAGTTTTATGAAGCACTGGAGAAAGAACTATGGGAAGGAAAACCTTCTGCTCAAAGTGCTGATGTTTCCTATTTGGCTAAACAAGGAGTATTGATGTTCAATGCTTCTTTGACAACAGAGATTAACAAAGCAGGAAGTCATTTGGAACTGTGGCATCCATTCACAAAGTTTATTATAGAAAATGTGATTAATTACACAGGAATTCCAGTTGTGTTCTTAGGAGCAGATGCAGCAGTGTTCAAAAAGTATATTGCTCCTTTCCAATGGAACTTTACATTAAAACATCCTGCTTCAGCAGCTTATAGAGAAACAGATTGGAACACAGAAGGTGTATTTACGAAAGTGAATAAAATACTAAAAGACAATAACAATTTTGAAATCGAATGGTTACGCAAATGATAAAAGCTCACGAGCTTCAAATGGGAGATGAAGTGATAATGTCAATAAATTCAGGCTTGCGTTATATACGAATATTATCTCCTGTAAAACTCACTGGTACAAGTAATTATTTAGGAGATCCTCGTTGTAAAATGCTGAAGTGTTCATTTCATCAAAAAAAAGTGAACATTGATGGATGGATGGGAACTTTTGATGCACACAATCCAGAAAACCATAATGTAACAAAACACTTTGATCTAAACGGAAGAGATCTTTGGCTTGTAAAAAGAGACGGACAAAAACTTTAATTAAACATTTTAAACTTTGAACAATGATACTAGAAAACGTTAAAGGAGCAACAATTCTTCAGGAAGGGCAAACAGAGAGTTCTATTGGAATGACTCTTGACTTAGATTCTGCAAACATATTGATGCAGATGTTAAGTAAAAACCTGTATTCAGATGGCATAGGAAGTGCTATTCGTGAAACATGTTCTAACGCCCTTGACAGCCATAGAAGAGCTGGATTGGTAGATGAACCAATTATTGTAGGGATAAATAAGAATTCTTATGGAACCTATGAGTTTTCTGTAGAAGACTTTGGATTAGGTTTGGATGATGAGGATGTAAAGAATGTAATTAGCAAGTATGGTAAGTCTACTAAACGTGGTTCTAATGTAGAACTAGGAATGTTTGGCTTGGGCTTCAAAGCTCCTCTTGCTTATACGTCCACATTCTATTTCATCTGTAGAAAGAATGGAATTGAGAGGAAATACATGATGTATGAAGGAGAAGACACCAACACTATTGATATGCTGTATGAAATCAATACAGAACATCGTAATGGTGTAAAGGTGATTATTCCTATTAAGAGTACAACAGACTACACTCAGTTTGTAGAAAAAGCAAAAGAGCAGCTGGCTTATTTTGAGAATGTCTATTTCTCCAGTGGAGTGAAGAATGATTTCAAGATATTCCGGCATAAGGACTTTCAATATAGTGAGCTCACTACAGATGAACATGTCCATCTCTGTCTTGACAATGTCTATTACAGCATTGACTACAGCAAGCTTGGTATTTTACCTATTCAAGGACAGTTTGCTCTGAGATTCAATCTGACAGACGGTATATTTCCCACGCCTAACAGAGAGCAGATTCGTTATACAAAAGAGGTGAAGGAATTGATTCTCAACCGTATAACAGATTTGGCTGACTATTTGGTGCAGAAGTATAATTCAGAGATAAAGAATACAGATGATATCAAAGCTGTGTATGATCATATACGCAACACAGATAGCAGATATGTACTTCTTGGAGGAGATGACATGAAGGTGAAGATTTCTGGTCTGATTAAGTTTTCAAACCATAAAGTAATATCTCATCCTCATCTGAATGGAATAAAGAAGCTTGATTTGGGAAAGACTTTTAGTCACAACACTTATTATATTCTTAATGAATATCAAGCTAAGAGTGTAATGTCAAAAGGTAAACTCAAATCCAATCCTTCTTCTTATTTCTCAGTGGAAGTTCCTAGAGTGTTGGATAGTGCAAGATATTCAATAAATAAAAAAGAGTTCTATCTGTGTAGCAGTGAGTTATCTGTTAAACAGAGAAAGTTCTTGTTGGATAGGTCTGCAAAGAAGAACATTGAGATAGTTCTGATTAAGAAGTATAAGCAATTCAGGCTTCGTAGCAGTGATTATGGTAGCAGCTATTATTCAATTCTTGACTTAAATAATAATCCAAAGCATGATTGGAGAACTCTCATCACTGATTTTCAGTTTCTTGTAGAGAAAATCATTAATCATGCCACTAAAGGAACTATTGAAGATGCATTCCTTAATGAATTGAAAGATGAATTTGCTGCATATCTTGATTTCTTGGAGAAGAATAAGAAGCAGAGAGCAATAGGAATAAGGACAAAGAAACTTGTTGGAGAGCTTCATTACAAGGTGGCTAAACCTCTTGAGAGAGGATTTGACATTTCAAGGTGCAAGTATGATGCTAAGATGATGTTGTTTGAAAACAGGCACAAGGTGAGAGGATTCACCATCTTTGGCACTGAAGAGAACAAGGACAGATTGTCAAAGCTCTATCACACTCTTCCAAATGCACATGATGTGAATATAGTGATGGTGACTAAGAAAGATTATGAGCTTCTTGTTACAAATCCTGTTCACAACTGGATGAATGTCACAGAGTTTATGAAAGGGAACAACAAGCTTTACAAAAGACTTGTAACAGCTCACCTAATCAAAGAATTGTTTAGTGAGAATCAGTATTTGAATTCTGATGATGTTCTGTCAATGTTCAACACTCGTCTTGGTGAAGATAGGAAGGTGTTAAAGGTTTATACAAATAAACATGTATCAAAATCAGTCACTCCTCTATTGGAATCAATGTTTGAGAATGCAAGCAATAACAAGTTGTTTGACATGTCCATCTATCCTGAGTATTTGCGTATAAAAGCTTTTGCAGAAAAGTTTTCTTGGATGGATGAAATATTTCCAAATAGGTATTATTATGTATATGAAGGAGAAAAACATGAGAACAGGAAGTATATAGTGAGCTCTCTTCTCAAGTATAACAAACATAGGCTGAACTTGGAATATTACAATATCAAGAAATAACACAAATGGGAAAAAAGAGGCATGTGTAAAAGCATGCCTCTTTGTATTATTAATCATTCATTAATTAGTAAAAAACAAGACAATGAGTATTTTTTCATTCAATTGGTTTAAGAAAAACAAACCTAAAGACGAAACACCAGCTGTAACTACAAGCACTGAATCAACAGCACCAACACTACAATATGTAGAGAATTACAATCCTCTTCCTTATTCATCATTGAAAATAGTGAATGATGTCATCACTGTTGTATTGAAGGATGGTAATGTCATTTCAAAGACAGATGCTAACATGAAGGACTATGAAGCCATTAAAGCTTGTACAACAGAAGCTGACATTATTAAATATGTCATGAAGAGCAACAGTGTCAATGAGCCTGTTAATGTAGAACATGTAGTGGTGACAGCAAAAGACATAGAGCAGCTTACAGATGACTTTGAAAAGAATTCTGATGGATCTGTAATAATGAAAGAAACTGGAAGGTCTGTTCCTGCATTGTTGATTTCAAAGTTTTCTTCTATCATTAGCAAATATGATGACGTTGAAGAAGCAAAGAATGATGAAGAATACATTGCTCTGAAGAGATTCTTCATGTGGTGCTGCCTTAATCCAAGACCTGAAGTGGCAAATAGCCTGTATGATTTTCTTCAGAAGAACGGAATGAGGATTACAAAGCAAGGATTCTTTGTTGCTCTGAGGAATGTAGTGAGAGTGGAGGGTGCTGATACAGAGCTCACAGAATTTGTATGTAATGCATATAACAAAGTGAAAGCTGTGTGGAAGAAGAAGCCTGTTAACTTCTTTGTAACAGAAATTGATGGAGTGTACACTATTGCAAAAGGCACTCATCCTAAAGGAAAGATTGTTGGCAATTTGGATAGTTTGTACACTACGCTTCCTGATGAAGAAGGTAATCGTTTTACAGACAATTGGACAAGGACATTTGACATTCGCATTGGAAAGGTGGTGAGCATGCCTTCTAAAGACTGTAATTGGTCTACACAAGATTGTGCAACAGCAGGACTTCACTTTGCTGGACACACAGCTCCTTATGTTCTTTGTGGTGACACCACTGTATTCACTCTTCATAATCCTATGAAGGTGGTGGGTATTGGTAAGGAGAAAGGTAGGTGTTATGAGTATCTTCCTTTCATGACCACACATGTTGAAGAAGCTGATGAGATTATGAAAAGTGGAGACTTTGACTTCTTGCAACTTGATGAGCAATATGCCATCAATGAACTTGATTATTTGGAGCAAAGAGCAAAGGATGGATTTGTTCAAGAGTTTAGCAAACATACGTTTGATGTTTCTTTACCATCTTTGAGCACCATTAAGAACATTGTAGCATCATTGGAAAAAATGAAACATGAGCTTAAAAGTAGAGTGGAAGAAGTTATATAAGGACAATGGAGAATGGATAATGAACAATCTTCAGTGGATGTATGATAACGTCACACATAAAGATTATCAAAAAGGAAAGGGTTGGTACGCAAGTGCCAACTCTTTTTCTCACCATCTCTCTAATGAATACGGAATATCTCAAATGAAAGCTTCTGGTATCATATCAGCATTTTCTCCTTTAAAGGAATGGAATCTGAATAAAAGAATGGCAGAGGAGTTTATTGAGAGCAAGGGAACATTTTATAGACATACAGAACTACAAGCAGGGAAAGCTTTGTCAATCTATAATGGGAAAGACGATAAGCAATTAATACAATCATCATTAGGAGGACAAAAGACAATAAACTTTTTCAACAACATTTACAACCCTTCTGATGAAAACTATGTCACTGTAGACAGACATCATTTGTTTATATGTCTGAGAGCTGATGTGCAATCCTGTACACAGAAACAGTATTCTCTCATTAAGGAAAACACTATAAAGTTCTCAAAAAGTGTTAACTTGAAGCCTTGTGACGTACAAGCAATATTATGGGTGACATGGAAAAGATTGAAAAAGGAATGGAATGGCAAAGAAGATAAGGGTAAAAAGGGAAAGGAACAATGGTACAATGACCGAAAGTATGTTTTGGTCAATGATAAGGTCCACTCTCAGAAACAAAAGCAGATGGTGGAAACCTATTCTGCAATGTAAACAGAACGCTAGAAGAGCCTATAAAGGACCTCTTAAGAGACAGAAATGGGAATACAAATGTAATGTTTGCAATGGATGGTTTCCTGAGAAGAAGATTAATGTAGACCACATTGTACCAGCAGGACAACTATCTTGTGCAAATGACCTTCCGGGGTTTGTAGAAAGACTGTTTTGTGAAGTGGATGAGTTGCAAGTAATTTGTGAGTCATGTCATAATGTTAAAACCAAAAAAGAAAACGATGATAGCAGGAAGAACAGAAAAAGAGTATAGAGCTCTGCCAGTGGATAGCAGCTCTAGTTTGAAAGAGTTCTCTTTAGACAGAAAGAAGTATTACAAGAAGTATGTAAAAGGGGAAAAGGTAGAAGACAAAGACAGTGCAGCAGCCACAATGGGAAGGCTTGTAGAAACTTTGTTGTTTGAACCAGAAGAGTTTGATGCTAGGTTTCATATGTCAAGCCTTGTGAGTGCTCCTACAGGACTCATGTTAGAGTTTGTAGAAGCTCTGTATAAACTCACTATTGAGGCTACAGATGGAGATGGGAATATCACACGCAGCTTTGAGGATATAAGCAGAGATGCTTACACACTCAGTGGGTTTAAGATTAAGTATGATGCTGTCATCAATAAGTTTGTAGGCTCCGATGCTGAAATCTATTACAATGAAATCAGACAAGTGAGGAGCAAAGGACTGTCTATTGTTACAGCAGATGATGTGTCCAATGCTGAGAAAGTAGTAAATGAGTTGAAAACCAATGATTTCACTCATGACATCATCAACAAGGTGAGTAGTAGCAGATGGGAAGTGTTTAATCAGCTTCAGATTGATGGGTTTGAGATAGAAGGACTGCAGCTTAAGGGAATGCTGGATAGGGTGATAATTGACCATGAGAAGAAAACTGTACAGCCTTATGACTTAAAATGTGTATGGGCTGTAGAGAACTTTTATGAGGAATACTATCTTTACAGAAGAGCCTATATTCAGGCATATGTTTATTATTATGCATGTATGCATCTTCTGAAAGATTTGGAATTTGGATATAAAGTATTACCTCTTAACTTTATTGTATGTGACAGCACTAATTATTATGCTCCCTTGATTTATACAATGGATAATAATGATATGTTAGATGCATGGGAAGGATTTACACATAAAGGAAAGAAATATCCGGGAGTTTCTAATATTATCAAAGACCTTAAATGGGCTCTTGAGAATGACATTTGGAACATAAGCAGGGAAAATTACAAAAGAAACGGAATCATAAACATTAAAGGGTAAATGGCTGAAGTAAAGAAGAATGTCACTACCATTTTTATTGTACCAACATTAAATATTGGTAAAGAAAGACTTAAAGAGAATGGCTTTTTGAGTGGATATTACAAGGATGAATTGAAAGATGTGCACTATGATGATTGTGCCTATCTACTATTCAAACCTAGTAATGTAGACATGTTTAAAGAGTTTGTTGACACTGAATATGCAAGAACTGACAAGATTGTAGATGAATATGATTATGAAGGAGGATATGTCGTTCTTGTATACCAGTTAGACAAAAAGTTTAAGCCTGATTTTGATCTTGTAAGAGAAGGTAGATATTCTAAAACTTCCTCAGAATTCCAATTGCTGTTTCCCAAGGTGATAAAGATTGTTAAAAATGGACTGCGAAGAGATGAGGTGAGTTTGCACTATCGTGTTTTTAATAAATCTGAAGATATACGAAAGTATTGGGAAGACAGAATAGGAAGTCCTTTACCTTTAGACATAGAGGTGTGGGAAGGATTTATTGAAGAAAACGAAACATTGAACATTGAAAAATTCAAACTACTTTATGTATAACCAAATGATTTTTAATCAGTTAATGGAGAAACATAGCAAAGAAGACGTATTGAAATATGCTACTCTCCATAGTGAAGTGTGTAGTTTTTTTTGCGATTTTCAAATTGCAAATAAGGCTAACTTTGAGCAGTTTGCAGATGCAAGTTATGATGCATATTGGTGGAAAAACAAAATAAAAGAGTTACAAGATGGAAAAGATAATACAGCTGTATCCGAAGACAACGGAATTGATCAGAGAATTCATGTTCAACAAGTTCAAACAGACGTTGGACAAGAACTTGCCTTCTAATTTTATAGATTATTTGGAAAACTTTAAAATTACAAATGAACATTTGATAGCTTTGGGTAAACACCCAAGGTCATTGTTCTCATTTTTTGATGAGCAAGGATATTACATATCATCACTTGTAACAAAAGATGTCAAGTTTAGTTACAACATTCATAATCTTTATGATGCAGATGATGCTTGGGACACAAGAGATGAAGCTGATGAACAAGCTGTTCTAAAATGTGCTAGCATACTTGAAGAAAAATTGTAATATGTTGGAGTTTAGCAATCCACTTCCTGTTGTTGTGGAAGATGGAAAAGATGGCTACGCACTGTATGTCACAAATGGAGGATCATTTGAGAATGACATATGGTGTGTAGTGCTATGTGATGGAGGACATGTGAGACACTATCTTTCAGACCAGATAAAAGTGTATGCAAATGCCACGTTATCAATTAAAAAGAACAATATGAAAGATGCAATTGTTGAAAAAGTGTTGGAGAAATACAAACAAAGGAGTGAGGTGGGTATTAAGAAATACGGAACCACTCTTGAAACTAACAACACTGATAATTACTTCAAGCACTTGATGGAAGAATTGATGGATGCTACACTCTATTTGGAAAAACTTCTTGACATTGTTAAGAATGAACCAAATGATACAGTGCTTGGTGAAAAAATAAGAGATATGGTTAGAGGAAAAGTTTAGAGATGTATTGGTAAAATGAATGGGGGGTTGTAAATTCGCAACCCCTCATTTTTTAACCATTAAACCGAAATATTTATGAAGGATTTAGGATTGGAAGCGTTATCTAAAATTACGATTTTCTCTAAGTATGCTAAATACATACCAGAACTTAAGCGTAGAGAGACATGGGATGAGATAGTGGACAGGTATGAAAACATGCTTGTTAAGAAATATCCCAAACTGAAAGAGGCTATTGTTCTCAATACCAAGTTCATTAGGGATAAGAAGGTGTTACCTTCTATGAGAGCTCTTCAATTTGCTGGTGCTGCTATGGAAGTGAATAACGCAAGAGGTTATAACTGTTGCTATCTTCCTATTGACAGTGTTCATGCATTTAGTGAGACAATGTTCCTTTTGTTAGGTGGTACAGGTGTAGGGTATAGTGTTCAGAAACACCATGTTGCACAGCTTCCTGATATTAAGACTCCCGGAAAAGCTCGTAATTATCTTATAGAGGATAGCATTATGGGATGGGGTGATGCCATCAAAGTGCTGATGAAGTCTTATTTAGAAGGTACGTTCATGCCTAAGTTTGACTTTAGAGCCATTAGACACAAGGGTGCAAGATTGGTGACAGCAGGTGGTAAAGCTCCCGGCCCTGAACCACTTAAAATTTGTTTAACACATGTGCAAGCTATTTTAGACAGGAAGAAAGTAGGGGAGAAACTTACACCGCTAGAATGTCATGACATCCTTTGTCACATTGCTAACAGTGTTCTTTCTGGAGGCATTAGAAGAAGTGCAATGATTAGTCTGTTTAGTCATGATGATGAGGAGATGATCACTTGCAAGTATGGTAATTGGTGGGAATTGGATGAACAGCGTGGAAGAGCTAACAATTCTGCTGTTCTGAAGAGAGGAGATGTTATGGCTGCAGAGTTCTTTGATCTGTGGAAAAGAATAGAACTTAGTAATAGTGGAGAGCCCGGAATCTATTGGACTAATGATTTAGAATGGGGCACTAACCCATGTTGTGAGATTGCTCTTAGACCATTCCAATTCTGCAATCTCTGTGAAGTGAATGTCAGTGATGTAAATAGTCAGCAGGATCTGAATGAGAGAGCTTCTATTGCAGCATTCTTTGGTACTCTTCAGGCAGGATTTACAGACTTCCATTATCTCAGACCTATATGGTCTAGAACTACACAGAAGGATGCTTTGTTAGGTATAGGAATGACAGGTATTGGTTCTGGAGAAATCCTCAAATATGATTTGGATATAGCAGCTCATCAGGCAAAATTGATGAACAGTGTAACAAGTGAGATTATTGGTACAAACGAAGCTGCAAGAATCACATGTATCAAGCCTAGTGGTACAACATCTTTGGTGCTTGGAACAGCTAGTGGTATTCATGCATGGCATAATGACTACTATCTGAGGACAATGAGGTTTAACAAGAATGAAGATCTTGCTGCCTATCTGATGGTTAATCATCCTGAACTTTGTGAAGATGACCAGCTGAGACCACAAGACACTGTATGTGTAAGGATTCCTGTTAAAGCCCCTGAAGGATCTATATTCAGAACAGAGACAGCTGTTGATACACTAGAGCGTGTTAAGAAGTTTTCTACAGAATGGATAAAGCCCGGTCACATCTCTGGAGCCAATACACATAATGTAAGTGCTACAATTTCTATTGACAAGAGTAGGATGTATGCATCACACAACATGAATGATGGTAAAGGTGTTCAGTTTACACAAATTGATGAGAATGGGTATTTAGATGAATGGGAAGTGGTAGGACAATGGATGTGGGACAATAAGGACTATTACAATGGCTTATCTGTTCTTCCCTATTTTGGAGGCTCATTTGTTCAAGCTCCTTTTGAAGACATTACAAAAGAGGAATACGAAGAGAGAATCAAAGCTGTAAAAGCAATTGATCTCACAAAGGTAATGGAGCTTGATGACACTGTAGACTTCGGGGCTATTGCAGCTTGTGCAGGTGGTGCATGTGAAATTAATATATGAAAAAGGAATTCATAGAAGGTGTTCATTACTACATGGAAAATGGTATGGTGGTGTTCACTGAGAAGTATTTATTGGAAAGAGGCAAATGTTGCAACAAAAATTGCAGACATTGTCCTTATAAACCTAAAGACGTTGCAATAAATAATTTGCAGAAAGTTACTAATATCAAATAATTTGTCTTTTGCATTTTACCCCCGGCTGTGTCTACAGCTGGGGTTTTTATTTGTTTCATCGTTCAGAATTTTGTAAATTTGAAAACAACAACTACATATGGCTAAGGAAAAAGAAAGCTCTGGAAAGAGCAAATTGCAAGAGACTCTTGACAAGCTGAATAAGGCTTATGGTCAGGGTTCAATTATTACACTTGACACTAAGATTAGTGGCAATTATGATTTGATTTCATCAGGAAGTGTAGGGTTTGATTGGGTGACATTGGGTGTTGGAGGATTTGTTAAGGGAAGGCTTTATGAACTTATGGGATGGGAAGGTAGTGGTAAGTCCACTATTTGTGGTCATGCAGCTGCCAACTGTCAGGCTAAAGGTGGTACAGTGTTGTATATTGATGGTGAGCATGCATTGGACAAGAAGTATTTTCAAAAGCTTGGTGTAAACACTGAGAAGATGTTGATTTCTCAACCAAGCTGTGGTGAGGAAGGTTTTAACATTGCTATTGACATGATTAACACTGGAGAGATTGATCTGGTGATTATTGACAGTGACAGTAGTTTGATTCCTAAGAAGGTGTTGGATGGTGAAGTGGGAGATAGTTCTATTGGCTATAAGGCTAGGCTGAATAGCAATGCCTATCCTAAACTTAAAACAGCTCTGTCTAATAAAAATACATGTGTTATTGTTGTTAGTCAGTATCGAGAGAAGATAGGTGTGATGTTTGGTAATCCTACAACAACACAAGGTGGTCATGCTCTTAAGTTTTATTCTGATGTAAGGATAGAGGTGAGTAAGAGTTTGGCTAAGGATGGTGATGTTGTATATGCCAACACTACAAAGGTGAAAGCTATCAAGAATAAGATGGGTAATCCCTATAAGCAAGTACAATTTGAGATTGTATATGGCGAAGGAATTGACAGAATGGGTGAGATAATGGAGCTGGGTAATGAATACGAGATATTCAAGAAGTGGGGCAAGACAATCACCCTTAATGAAACCAAGTATGAGCTTGAGGATTTCAAGAAGATGGTGATGGATAACGAAGAATTCTATAATAGTATTGTTGAACAAATAAAAACCAAGACCAATGGAACAGCAACAACCACATCTGCCGTTGAAGATTCAATTCAAGAGGCTATTTGATACTACAAGGCTCCCTATTAAGGGGAGCCCTCATGCTGCATGTTATGATGCTTATGCAAACAGTATTACGTTTGAAAAGAATAACACTGTTGTAATAGGACTAGGCTTTGCTACAGCCATTCCTATAGGCTACAAAGGTGTTATTGTCCCCAGAAGTGGATTTACAAAAGTGGATTGGGTGATGAACAATGGTGTGGGAAAGATAGATAGTGACTATCGTGGAGAGTGGATGATGAAGATAAAGCCTCTTAATAAAACATTGGAAGAGAATCCTTTACCATTTGCTATTGGTGACAGATGTTGTCAGATATACTTTGAGCGTGTGCTTGATGTAGAGTTTGAAGAAGTGAATGTTCTTGATGAAACAGTTAGAGGAGAAGGTGGATTTGGATCTACAGGAAAACTATGAAGAACAAATGTTTGACATGCGGAAAGAACTGTGAGGGTGAATATTGTTTCAATCATAAGCCTAGAAAGGCTATGGGAAAGTCCAGTAAAGTTGCTAAAAAACTGGACAATTCTCGGAATATTTCCGATATGAGAGACTTTTTCTTACAGCTTTGGAAGAAAAGGAAACATGAATGTGAAAACTGTGGGAAGTGGCTTGGCAACGAGCCACTTTCCTATATGTTTGATCACCTTCTGGAGAAAAGTAAATATCCAGATTTGAAATTTGAGGAAGAGAACATAATGATGACATGTTTGAATTGTCATGATAATAAAACTAGAGGCATTCTAACTGAAACCGTTATAGCAAAAATAAATGCTGTAAAAGAAAAGTTTTATATTTGAGCATGAAAGAACCTAAGCGAGAATATAAAAACGACATCAAATATAAAATTGCTCTCAACGAGGAACAGAAAAATGCTAAACGTCTTATCATTGATAATCAGATAGTTATAATTACAGGAAGGGCTGGTAGTGGTAAATCTTTAGTGGGAGCACAGTGTGCACTTGATTTTCTTCTTAAGAAACAAGTGGATAAGGTATTTGTTACAAGAGCTACAATTGAGGTGGGAGCAAGTTTAGGATTTCTTCCCGGTGCTCTTGAGGACAAATTCAATCCCTATATGGAAGCATTTCAGGAAAATTTGTTTAAGTGTCATGATGAACAAAAGATAACTGAAATGATTAACAACAAGAAGATAATGGCCTATCCTGTTCAGTTTATTAGAGGAAAGACTATTGATGATGTGTTGATTGTTGAAGAAGCACAGAACATGACAAAGGCTCAGATGTTAGCTATTCTAACCAGACTGGGTAAAACAGGAAAAATTATCATCAATGGGGATAATGAACAAAAAGATATCAGAGAAGGATATGACGGACTCACCTATGCCATTGAGCTTAGTAAAAAGATTGATGAGATCAAATGGGTTAAGCTCAAAGAAAACCATAGGAGTGATATTGTTGCTCGTATTCTTGAGTGCGAGTATGGTAAATAAATGTCGTAATTCTTCAGAACATCTTATAAAAGAAGCAGTGATGCTTGATAGTACAACAGCTAAAATCAAATAAACCAATAACATGACAGTAGAACAAGTGGCTCAAGTGGCTCACGAAATCAACATGGCTTATTGCCAATCAATTGGTGATAATAGTCAACCAACGTGGGAAGATGCTCCTGAATGGCAAAAAAGTTCAGCAATTAAAGGTGTAGAGTTTCATCTAGCAAATCCAGATGCTGGTCCAGATGCTTCTCACGTAAGTTGGATGATACAAAAACATCAGGAAGGATGGAGATATGGACCTGTAAAAGATCCTATTAAAAAAGAACATCCTTGTTACGTTCCTTATGAAGAGCTTCCTGTAGAACAGAAAGCAAAGGATTATTTATTTAAGCAAGTGGTACATTCATTAAAAAACCAAATTATAGCATGAAACAGTTTTATTACACTCGTACAGAGGGAGAAAAGAAGTTTACAGACAGTTTCAATGTTGAGAAAGTTGTCAGGACAGTCACTATGGAAGATGGAAAGACACTTGTTCTTCTTGATGATTTGCATGAACGTGCAGCAGAAGTACCTGTTGTAGATCCAAAGACAGGCAAGTATAAAGGAACTAGGAGAGAAAGAAATACTTATCAGTCAGAGATTTATCTGGATGTAGCAGATGCTGAGAGATATTATAATTTTTCAAAAGCTGAATAAATAATGAAAGAGTTTAAGAAACTTAGAGGGAATCGTGTATATCTAAACATTCCTGAATTCAAGGAAAGCCCCATCTATCTTACAGAAGAATTGAAACAAGCTTTCATTGAGGATGAGAAAAAGAAATACACTAGCTTGGAAGTGTATGCTGTAGGTGATTTAGTAACAGATATTGCAGAGGGTGATAAGGTGATGGTTGATCCTCAAGCTCTACAGAATGCTTCTGTCATTAGTATTAGTGATGAGAAGAAAGTAATATTGGTGTCTCCTTTTGACATTATTCATATTTGGTAATTATGCTACTATCTGCAAAATGTATAACCTATGGAAGAGTGGAGTTTCTGGAAGAGTCACTCCACTCTTTCCTTATTCAAGAGTATGATGGAGAGAGAGAAATGGTGATAGTCAATGATTGTCCATTTCAAAAACTCATATTTGATCATCCTAATGTTAGGATATTCAATCTGACTGAAACCTTCAATACACTTGGGGATAAGGAAAACTTTGCTACAGAACAATGTAGAGGAGAAATAGTGATGCAATGGGATGATGATGACATAGCTCTTCCAAATCATCTACAGAATGTAAAGAAATGGTTTGTTGAAGGTAGTGATCTTCTACATTGGCAGAAGGCAATATTTATGAATATTCCTGACATAGAGAACATAAGCTGTGTAGGTAATTCAGGAATTGTCTATAGCAAGAAGATATGGAGAGAAATGGGTGGTTATCCTTTAGAAAATGCTGGATATGA